TAACAGAGATACAAAAAGACGGAACTGAGAAAGTTTTATATAACTCAGATGAGTTTAAAGCATCAAAGGTGTTGACTTCTCGATAATGTTTGATCTATCTTTGAAATGCACGGAGCAATATCGGGAATTGCTATTTGCCCAGGTCGGAGAGAGACCTCGCCCTTCCACTCTCTTCGACCACTTTATATTCGCCTTCAAACGCAGAGGGGTAATTCTTTCTTATTTCTGCAAGACGACCAATGATTTCTTCACGAGAGAGCTTATCTAAGCTATGCGTTATGTTTGTTTCCCTTCGATCAACGGAAAGACCACCAAGACTAGATCTGTATTTTTCTGCATTAACGGCTGCAGACCACTGACCAGCCTCTTCAGCGCCTTTGGAGAGGTCTGCAAACCTTTTCAACTGACCCATCAAAGTTACTCCGTATTTCCTTTCGTAATTCTCACGGAGTTCTTTGATGTGTTCAACTACCAGAGGAAAGTCTCTACCATTAAGGAGCAGACTTGCAGTCTTTCTTGCTTGACCTTCAGAATAACCAGCTTGTCTAGCACATTCAGAATTAGAATAAGTTCCTTCTACAATAAGTTTAGCAAAAGTTTTTTGTCTATTAGTAAGTGCCATGACCCCATAGTAGAGTTTCTCCCATATTTTATCAATAAAAAAAGGAAAAAAAATGACGCGGTCGGCTTTAAAGTGTAACATCTGTAACCAAAGTGTAACCAACACCTATAAGCATACCAAGGGTTTGAACCCATTGGTTACAAGGTTACACTAGTTACACCTATTTTTAAAAAATTTTAGTAAGTAAAAAAATATGACAGAAACTATATGTGTAAGCAACTAGGAGAAAAAAAGTTATTATACCTATTGACTTATTTATTCCCATACATTAGGTATATATAATTAGTTTTAATTAATAATAGGAGATATTATGGGAAGAGTAAAATCACTTTGGGAAGATTCAGTTCATGAAATCATTGATGCTACGATTCATGGTGTATTAACCAAAAGAGAAGCTAAGAAAAAACTTGATAGGTTAATTGATCTTTATGAAGGTGGATATCCATCTGACGAGTTGCAATGGATAGAAGAAGAGATGGGTGATATAGATGAACCTGTAAAATTTAAATCTTTGAATGTCCATGAAAACGTATATGGAGATCTTAAAGAGATAGCCAAAGAAGATAACAGAACTATCGCTGCGACAGTTGCTTTGCTTACAAGTAAGGCTAGATACGATAGAAGAAGACAGAGGTACGAAAAGTCTCGACAAGAAATGCAAGAACTTTTTGGAAGTAAGGAGAATAATAATGAGACGAAGTGATATAGCAAGTCCTAGATTACTGAATAAGCAAGTTAGGTGTTATAATTGTCAAAAGGTTAGCAAACCAGAGATAATTAAAATGTCTGGAGAAAAACCTGGAGAAAAATATATGGGTAACTTGAAAGTTAAGAGAGAGATACCTATCACGGATAGTGAGGGTAAGATCAGATATAACTACGAGTTATTTACAGGCAAATATATCATGAAGTTTGGGTTTTTTTGTTCCGTGAACTGTGGTCTAGTGTGGGCCTGTCATGAGATCCAAAGAAGAATAGATAAAAGGAATGAGAAAAACTCTGGATTATCTGATCAGAATAAAGATGTATTATCTATCTTTAAAAAAAACTTAATGAAGGCAAGTAAATGAACTTCATTTTCAAAACTACACCCTATGAGCATCAATTAGAAGCACTCCGTAGAAGTTATGACAAAGAAAACTTTGCATACTTCATGGAGATGGGGTGTGGTAAATCAAAAGTTCTGATTGATAATATTGCATGGCTTTATTGGAACAGAAAGATAGATACGGCAATCATTGTTGCACCCAAGGGAGTTTATACGAATTGGAAGAACAATGAGATACCAGCACACCTACATGATGACATATCATCAAAGGTATATATATGGAAGTCCAACCTCAACAAACGAGAAACCACAGAGTTAAAAAGCTCCGTGGGCCATGAAGCGAGATCCAACTTACGGATACTACTAATCAATGTTGAGGCTTTTGCGACCAAAAAAATTTTCAAGTTCTTGGACACCTTCACACATAGAAGCAATTTTTTAGTAGCAGTTGATGAGTCTACCACGATCAAGAACATCAAGGCGAAGAGAACCAAGGCACTGATAAAATTTGCCGAGACAGCAAAGTACAAACGGATACTGACAGGTTCTCCGATAACAAAGTCGCCATTAGATTTATATTCACAGTTCTTATTTTTGGATAAAAAAATTTTGGGGTTTGATTCCTATTGGTCTTTCCAAGGACGATATGCAGTAGTTAAGTCAATGAAGATGGGATCACATTCTTTCAACCAGGTTGTGGGATACAAGAACTTAGATGAATTGAAAGATAAGATAGCACCTCATTCATATCGAGTAACAAAAGAAGAGGCACTCGATCTGCCACCAAAGATATACACAACAAGACAAGTTGATCTAACCATGGAACAAGAAAGACATTATCAAAGTCTTAAGAGGAGTTCGGTTGCGTTGCTTGAAAGTGGAGAGATGGTAACTGCACCCGAGGTCATGACAAGGCTTTTGAGACTACAACAGCTGTTATGTGGGTATCTTGTAACAGATGACGGAGAGACAATACCTATAGAAAACAATCGGTTGTCCGTGCTTCTTGAAGTAGTAGAAGAGATGGAAGGTAAGATTATAATATGGTCTAGGTTTCGCCATGACATACTTAAGATAGCAGATACACTAGAGAGTATTTATGGAAATGGATCTACAGTTAAATATTTTGGAGACACGACAATGGCAGAGAGAGACGAGGCAATTGCGAAGTTCCAAGATTTGGCAGATCCCACGAGGTTCTTTGTGAGTAATGCACAGACTGGTGGTATGGGAATAACTCTTCATGCCGCGAAGAATGTGATTTACTATTCTAACGACTTTAATCTAGAGTCGAGAGTACAATCAGAGGATAGGGCACACAGAGTCGGGCAACACAATCCAGTATTGTATGTAGACTTGGTAAGTCCAAACACAGTTGATGTCCACATAGTTAAGACATTAGTAAACAAGAACAGATTAGCAAACATAACATTAGGGGAAAGGGTACTAGAGTGGTTGAAGGTATAAGAAAGAAGTTCTACATCTACGACAAAGATAAGAAAAGAATAAGAACAACTTATGTCGAAAAAGATGCAAAGAGATATGAGAAACAAGGATACAAAGTAACTAGCAGAAGGAAAATAAAAGATGACTAAATTAAGAGGCGAAAAAATTGTAGGTAATGCAGGTGAGAGTTTGACAGTTTTTAAATTATCCATGATGGGTTATGCGGCATCTTTGGTAAAACAAGATGGTGTTGACATAGCCGTGGTTGGTGGAGAAGGATTGAAAGTAGCACAACGAGTGGAAGTAAAGACAGTTCTACAAAGAGATGATATGGCTAGATATTCTTTTACCATATCAAAAGGTAAAGACAAAAGATGTTACACACGAAAAGATTGCGATATTATAGCACTAGCTGCACTAGACATAGAGGCTGTGCTATTTTTTCCAGTGGAATCTTTCACGAGCAATAGATCACTAAGTCTAACGATGAATGATTTTCGTAACCCAACAGACGGAGAAGAGGGTGTTCATTTTCAAATGGCACTAGCATATAGCCAAAACATGCAGGCAGAAATACTAAAGATGGATAAACTAAAAAGAGAATATAAAATTAAGGAGGTAGAAAGAGTATGAAAAAATTTCACAAGGCTAAACAAGCATCTAATCGACACAAGAGGAAGAACAACCCTAAGTCGTTTCATGGAAGAAAAACATATGGATATAAGAAAAAATAGGATTTTATGTTTGACATCTTTGAAATAAAAATGGTAAAACAAAAAAACAAAGTACCTCCATTACTTTGGTTAAGAAATGTGTGGGTAGGGGTTCCTTTCCTTTCGTTTGATTTACCCTACCCACTCATAAATAGGAGATAAAAATGGATACAGATAAGTACAAGTCAATAGCAGTTAATATCGACACTTGGAAAAAACTCAATGAGTTAGCCAAGGAAGACTACAGATCAGTAGGTGCTACAATAACTATGTTGACCGACAAAGAATACGAGTCTAAGAAAAAACTCGTTGACGAGAGAGTGTAGTATATATACTCTTAATTTTAACCGCCGAAGGGCATAAACTTTAACGTAGAAGGAGAGAACGATGAGTGATGTGTATTCACTATTCGAGCAAGAGGCAGCTGACCCTCAAGCATTTAAACAAGTCAGAGAAGGCGACACTAAAAGTCTGTCGTCTTTAATCCGTAGATCTGTTGAGTTAGATCAACAAATCAAAGAAACCGAAGCATACTTAAAAGATCTTCAACAGAAAAAAAGATCCGTTGATGAGGAAGATATTCCTTCATTGATGGAGACTATGGGTGTTGAAAGTCTTACAGTAGATGGCAACAAAGTTTCAATTGATAAGTTTGTTTCTGCAAGAATACCCGAAACTAAGAAACAAGAGGCTTTTCAATATTTAAGAGATGTTGGAGAGGGCGACCTTATCAAGAACGAAGTTGTTGTTAGCTTCAGTATGGGTCAAGATAATCAAGCTGGTTCTGTGGTTGCAGACCTTGAAGAGAAAGGCTTTGCGCCTGTCAAGAAACAGCATGTTCATCCAATGACTTTAAAAACCTGGGTAAAGAATAGAATTGAAAGTGGTAAAGAAATAGACTTCGATCTATTTGGAGTGTACCAGGGCAACCGTGCTAAGATAAAGGGAGGTCAGTAATGAACCAAGTTGCACAGAGAAAGACCACTCAAGTGGTAGTATCAGAGTTAGATAAAATGTTAGAAGCTGACGCTGGTGTTGGTCTTGAGAATATCACTACGGATGATATGCAGATACCTTTTATAAGGATTATCCAAGCATTGTCTCCACAACTACAAAAGGACGATCCTTTGTATATAAAAGGTGCAGAACAAGGCGATATCTTTAACACTGTTTCACAAGAAGTGTTTAAGCAAGATGAAGGTATTACCTTGGTTCCAGCTTTTTTTGAGAAGAAATTTTTAGAGTTTCAACTCAGATCAAGTGGTGGTGGTTTTGTAAGAGAACTAGCGGCTGATGATAAAGACATAGCAATGACGAACCGTGAGGGAACAATCGAGATGTTACCAAACGGAAACGAGTTGGTCAGAACTCATCAACATTTAGTGATCGCAAAGTCTGCTGATGGAACGATAGCACCGAGTGTTCTTGACATGAAGAAGACACAATTAAAAGTGTCTCGTAGATGGAATACTTTGAAAAATAGTGCGAGATTACCAAGTGGTGCTCTCATGCCTATTTACGGTACGGCCTGGCAACTAACCACTGTGTTAGAAGCCAACGATCAAGGCAAGTGGTTTAACTACAAGTTAGATCGTATCAATGACGTTACACCCGAGATAGAGAAGATGATGCTTGAGGCTCGTAATATGTATCAAGGTGTAGCCAAGGGGGAAGTCAAGATGGCTGCTGCTTCTGCTGATGAAATAGCAGAGAAAGAAGACGTACCGTTCTAAGTAAATTAACCGTGTAGATACCACACTCATCTACACGGTTTTTCTTTTTGGGAGTGTAGAGTGAATTTTACAGAAGAATTATTACATGCTTTTGAAGGTTTCAGTGGAGCACACGGACAGACAGAAGTATCCAACCAAAGAATGAATGGCAAACAGAAAGCCAAATCATTTATCGTAAGACAACCACTAACATTAGAATTGATGCAAGGACACCTAGATGGCAAGAAAGGTGTAGGTGCAATACCAATCAATGAGAATAATCAATGTAAGTTTGGTGCTCTTGATATTGATGAATACCCACTAGATCATGGAAAGCTGGTAAACAAGTTAGATGAATTAAAAATTCCGTGTATCGTGTGCCGTAGTAAAAGTGGGGGTGCACACATATTCTTTTTCTTTACAAAGTGGATGGAAGCGGCAGATTTTAGAGACAAAGCTGCCGAGATAGCTGCGGCACTTGGTCATGGTCGTTGTGAGATATTTCCAAAGCAAGAACAAGTATTGGTGGAGCGAGGGGATGTTGGTAATTTTATAAACTTACCATATTTTGATGCAGAAAAGACTTTGAGGTTTGGAATTTGGAAAGAGAAGTCCAAGTATTTAGAGGCTACTCTTAAACAGTTTGTAGATAGAATACATCAAGTAAGATGTGATCCTAAAAAGTTTATGGAGATCTCTGTTGGTGGTAAGCCAAACTTGTTCCCAGGTTACGTTCCATGTCTCCGTGCTATGCTATCCATTGGAGTGCATGAGGGTGGCAGAAATAAAGTTGCTTTTCAACTTGGAGTTTTTTTACAGAAGTCTGAACCCAACGATTGGAAGATGCAGTTAGAGCAGTTGAATGTAAAACATTTTAATCCACCTTTGCCTGCATCCGAGATTGTTACAATACAATCTACTTTAGAAAAGAAAGAGTATCAGTATCTGTGTAAAGAAGAACCTATGTCATCACATTGTAATCAGAGTGTGTGTCGTGGCTTGAAGCATGGTATTGGCACAACATCTATGCCTGCAATCAGTGGCTTGTCAGTTATATTATCAGAGCCTCGTCTGTGGTTCTTGGACATAGATGGTAGAAGACTTGAGTTGACTACAGAAGAACTACAAGCACCAAGACTATTTCAGAGAGCATGTATGGAGCAGTTAAATTTTATGCCACCAAAAATGAAGGACGGAGATTGGGAAGTACAAGTCAATGGTCTTCTTGAAAACTGTAATGAAATATCTGTTCCAGAGGAATTGACTTACAAAGGGCAGTTTATGTCTTTGTTAGAGTTGTATTGCACTGGAAGAGTTCAAGCACAAAGCTTTGAAGAAGTGGTGTTAGGTAAACCTTTTACAGAGGCAGAAGAATCTAAAACATATTTTAGACTAGAATCTTTGATGGATTTTTTAAGAAGTCGTAAG